GACGTGCCTGGGTTTGAGGACGAGGAAGATGGTGAGCCTACGGGCATCAAGCTTCCTTACATCATCACCCTCGATGAGGCATCGGGACGTGTTGTTGGCGTTCGTCGCAACTGGAAGGAAGAAGACGACGTCAAGGTTCGGCAGGAGTACTTCATCCACTACCTGCTCGTGCAGGGCCCGGGATCCTATGGCCTCGGCTTCTTGCACTTGATTGGTGGCTTGACGAAGACGGCTTCGTCGGCGCTGCGGCAGATGATCGATGCGGGCACGCTGGTCAACCTGCCTGCGGGCTTCAAGGCCAAGGGTGCGCGGATCGCAGACCCAGATTCTCCGATCCAGCCTGGGGAATGGCGGGACATGGATGCTGGGGGCATGGAACTGCAGTCTTCGCTGCTTCCCCTGCCGTACAAGGAGCCGAGCCAGACTCTGTTCCAGCTTCTCGGGTTCTGCGTGGATGCCGGCCGCCGTATGGCCAGCATCACGGACCTGCAGGTCGGGGACAGCAACCAGAACGCCGCGGTGGGGACGACGATTGCGCTGCTGGAAAAGGGCAGTTCGGTCATGTCGGCCATCCACAAGCGCCTGCACTACTCGCAGGGCATGGAGTTCCGTCTGCTGGCCAAGGGCTTCTCGCAGTTCCTGCCGCCGGAGTACCCGTATGACGTTCCTGGGGAGTCGCGCTCGATCAAGCGGCGTGACTTTGATGATCGGGTCGACATCCTGCCGGTATCGGATCCGAACATCTTCTCGGTGGCTCAGCGGATCACGATGGCCCAGACGCAGCTTCAGCTTGCTCAGAGCGCACCTCAGATGCACAACATGTACGAGGCCTATCGCCGGATGTACGAAGCCATCGGGGTGCGGGATATCGATGGGCTGCTCAACAGCCAGAACATCGACAAGCCCAAGGATCCGGCAAGCGAGAACTCACAGGCGCTGGATGGAAGCCCGTTGAAGGCATTTGCTGGCCAGCAGCACGACGCGCACATCCTCACGCACTTGCTGTTTGGTCTGTCGCCTGCGGTGGCTGGAAACCCGCAGACCGCGATGTCGTTGCAGAAACACATCTTCGACCACATCCGGTTGAAGGCCGAAGAGTTTGTCGAGGCCGAACTGTTCAAGCAGTACGGCACCGATCCGGACCAGTTGGTCTCGGTCCTGCAGCGCGAGGCCATGACTGCTTTGAAGATCGCGGAGTTCTTCCAGGAAGTCAAGTCATTGCAGGCGCAGCTTTCTGGCGAGGGCCAACAGCAACCCGATCCGCTGGTCGAGTTGAAGAAGCAAGAGCTGTCGCAACGCGCTCAAGCTGACCAAAACAAGATGCAGTTGGAGCAGGCACGACTGCAGTTTGACCAGCAGCGCGAAACGAACGACGTGCAAAACGACCAAGCAAAGCTTGCTTTGCAGGCACAAAAGGCGATGCTTACACAAGGAGCACGAAATGCGCCCCCGATCCAATAATCAAACGGCCCCCAAGAAAAAGGCCGTTAATGTCCCTGAGAAAGACATCAAGCCTGGAAAGGCCATGTATGTCTTGCGAAAGGATCATGCGAAGAAGGTGAAGATCACCTGACCTCGTGCATAATAGGCACGCAGCCCCCGGACAGGGCAGAAACTGTCTGCTTCATTGGGTAACACCATGCTTGATTTTGCAGAGCGTTTGCAAAAGGAGATTCGTATCCTGAAGAGGGATGCGGAGAATCACCTTTTGTCTGGACGTGTTTCCTCTATGGAGCAGTACAAGCTTCTGATGGGACGTCTAGAGGGGTATGCATTCGTGGAAGAAGCTGTAAAGCAACTTCTTGATCGCAACTCCGAAGACTAGGACCTCAGATGACTGCAATGACTGCTCTTGAGCAGAAATGGGCGGAAGAGGCGGCCAATAAAGAGCCGAGCCTTACTGATGCCTACGCCGATGACGGCTCCCTCCAGTTGGAGAAGCTCGACGGCTCAATCCTTGATCGTATCCCGCAGCCCACTGGTTGGCGGATTGTCATCCTGCCTTACCGCGGGGCGGCGAAAACGAAATCTGGGATTGTGCTTTCTGATGCCACGCTGGAGCGGCAGGTAGCCACGACAACCTGTGGCTACGTGCTTGCGGTAGGTCCGCTCGCGTACAAAGATCTCGACAAGTTCCCGGATGGCCCGTGGTGCAAGCAAGGTGACTGGATCATCTTCGGCCGCTACGCAGGCGCACGGTTGAACATCGACGGTGGGGAGATTCGAATCCTCAACGACGACGAGATCTTGGCCACCGTCAAGTCCCCCGACGACATTCTGCATCTGAGGTAACCCATGAAGATCAACTCGCAAGATCAAGCTGAACTGCCTTTTGACGTAGGCGCAGACGAGTCCCCTACCGACGTCGTTGTTGAGGAGCCGGTAGAGCAAGAGGACAAGGTTTCTGCCCAAGAAGGCCCGTCGACCAAGGACGAGCTCGACTCAGTCAGTGAGAACGTCCAGAAGCGTATTGCCAAGCTCACCGCCAAGATGCGGGAGGCGGAGCGCCGTGAGCAGGCCGCGCTTGAGTATGCCAAGGGCCTGCAGCAGCAGACCACTACGCTGCAAAGCCAGCTATTGCACACCGACTATGGGCGCTTGAATGAGGCCCGCACGCGACTGCAGACTCAGCAGGCAACGTTGAAGGCCATCATCAAGAAGGCCCGAGAAGAGAACGACATCGACACCGAGACGGAGGCGCAAGAGCGCCTGACGTCGTTGTTGATGGAGCAGCAGAACGTCAATACGTGGATGAGTGCTCAGCAGGCCCGCCTGCAACAGCCTCAACAGCCCGTTCAGCAGCCCGTTCAGCAGCCCGTTCAGCAGCCGGTCCAACAAGCTGCTCCGCGACGCCCGACACGCTCTCCAAAGGCAGAAGCCTGGGCTGCTCGCAACCCGTGGTTTGGTCAGGACAACGAGATGACTTACACCGCTTGGGGGGTGCATCAGACGCTTGTCGAGAAAGAGGGGTTTGACCCCAACAGCGACGAATACTATACTGAGCTGGACAATCGAATCAGAAAGCGCTTTTCTGATAGATTGCCTGCTGACCAGCAGGTTTCCAGGGTACAGCGAAACGCGCCTTCTGCTGTGGCACCTGCAACCCGGAGTTCCGGAGTCAATAGTGCGCGCCGTACGGTTCGGCTTACCCCAAGCCAGATCGCCATTGCAAAGAAATTGGGTGTTCCTATCGAGGAATATGCCAAGTACGTGAAGGACTGACCATGAGCGAAAAACTTGTAATCGACCGCAATGTTCGCGACTCTCGCGAAAAACTTGCTCGTCGCAAGCCCTGGGTCGCTCCTTCTCGCTTGGACGCCCCTCCCGCCCCTGAAGGGTACAAGCATCGTTGGATTCGCGCCGAAGTCAACGGATTCGAAGACAAAAAGCACGTCTACGGACGTCTTCGTGAGGGCTACGAGCTGGTCCGATCTGAGGACATTCCGGAGTCCTACCGGGACACCATGCCCACGATGGACGACGGAAAGCACGCAGGCGTTATTGCTGTCGGGGGCCTTATGCTGGCCCGGATTCCGCTTGAAACGGTTGCTGAACGCAATGCTCACTACAACGGCAAGGCTCGGGACGCACTTCTGGCAGTGGACAATGAGATGATGCGTGAGAACGCACACTCTTCAATGCGTATCCAGAACCCCGAACGGAGTTCTCGGACCACTTTTGGCAGCAGGTAACCTGTTGCTGATCCAATCTGGAGTCTCAAATGGCAAACGTGAACAAGCCCTTTGGCCTTCGTCCGATTGGGAATCTTTCGGCCACTGGCGCACAGAAGCAGTACGGCTACGAGATCGCGGACAATCAGGCCGGAGCCATCTACCAGGGCGACCTCGTCACCCTGAAGGACGGCTACATTCTCAAATTCGCCCCTGGCAGCCACACTGCCGCGGTGGGTGTCTTCAACGGCTGCCAGTACGTCGATCCGACGTCGGGCAAGCCGACCTGGAGCAACTACTACCCGGGCAGCGTCAACATCACGACTGGCAAGATCATTGCCGACGTGCTGGACGACCCGAACCAGTTGTTCATCATCCAGGCGGATGAGGATGTTGTTCAGGCCGACTTTGGCAAGAACGCCGACGTCACTGCGTCTACCACTGGTAGCACCGTGACTGGCGTCTCCGCCATGACGCTTGATTCGTCCACCATCGCCACGACCGCTGCGCTCAACCTGAAGCTTGTTGGCCTCTACAACGTGGATGGCAACGCTCTGGATGAGAACTACACCGTGGTCATCGTCAAGATCAACGAGCACCTGTACGGCAGTGCCGGTGTCGCTGGTCAGTAAAGGAGTCTGATCATGGCAATTTCTCGCGCACAACTGGTCAAGGAACTGGAGCCGGGCCTGAATGCCCTGTTTGGCCTTGAGTACAGCCGCTACGAAAACGAGCATCGTGACATCTTCTCGGAGGAGTCTTCGGACCGCGCCTTCGAAGAAGAGGTCATGCTGACCGGCTTCGGTGCGGCCCCGACCAAGTCCGAAGGTGCTGGCGTTCAGTTCGACTCGGCTCAAGAGTCGTTCACCGCTCGCTACACCCACGAGACCATCGCTCTGGCGTTTGCTCTGACGGAAGAGGCCATTGAGGACAACCTCTATGACCGTCTGTCGGCTCGCTACACCAAGGCGCTGGCCCGCTCGATGGCTCACACCAAGCAGGTCAAGGCAGCTTCCGTGCTGAACAACGCGTTCAACACGACGGGTGCCTACAACGGTGGTGACGGTGTTTCGCTGTGCAACAGCGCCCACCCGACTGCCCTGAGCGCAAGCTTCAGCAACGTTCCTTCTGTGATGGCGGATCTCAATGAGACCTCGCTGGAGCAGGCGATCATTGACATCGCTGCGTCCACCGATGAGCGGGGCCTGAAGGTCGCTGTTCAAGGTCGCAAGCTGGTTATCCCGTCGAACCTGCAGTTCGTTGCAGAGCGCCTGATGAAGAGCACCCTGCGTCCTGGTACGGCCGACAACGACATCAACGCGATGCGTTCGATGGGCGTTCTGCCGGATGGCTATGCGGTGAACCATTACTTGACCGACCCGGACGCTTGGTTCGTGATGACCGATGCTCCGAACGGCCTGAAGATGTTCAACCGTTCTTCCATCAAGACCGCTTTCGAAGGCGATTTCGACACGGGCAATGTCAAGTACAAGGCACGTGAGCGTTATTCGTTCGGCTGGAGCGATCCGCGCGGTATCTACGGGTCTGAAGGGGCCTGATAGGTAGGGGAAGAGCTTGATTCTTCTCACGAAGGGGAGCCTCAAAAGGGTTCCCCTTTTTGTTTTTCTTGGTGTATATTCGTGGCATCCCGGGGTCCCCGGTGCTCTTGACAGTCCCGGCTGACGCGCATGCAGGCAAGAGCACCCAGATTTAGCATGTAAGGAAATACGATGGCTTTCACCACGTTTTCGGGCCCGGTACGTGCGGGCACCGTCAAAGAGGGTGGCTCCAAGAACACTGGTCTGGTCGTTCTGACCCAGGCTTACGATTCCGGTGACTTGACCGGAACGGTTGTTGGCAACGTCGACGCTGTCCTCGGTATCCTGCCTCAGGGCTCCCAGATCGTCGATATCGTCGTCGATCAGGTCGTTGCAGCTACCGCGGGCACCACCACGGTTTCTGTCGGCAACGCTTCTGGCGGTGCGCAGTTGATGGCGGCTGTGGCCACCACTGCTGGCGGCCGATTCCGCGGTACCGCGACGGCCGCTACCCAGCTGGCTTGGCAGACCTCCACGACCGCTGACACCTCGGTGTACGTGCGCGTCGCTGTGGCTACGGCAACGCTGACGGCCGGCCGCTTCATCGTCACTGTTTCCTACGTGCAGCGTGCTCCGGACGGTACTCGCAACCCGGCGAACGCCTAAGTAGCATGGCCCCGCCCTTGAGGCGGGGCAGGAGCTTTTGATGGCAAAAACAAACTTTAGTCCGACGTTCCCCATGTTTCCGGGGGACGCGGCTTCTGTCACGCCCAGTGATTTGACGACGTTCAATCCGTCCGTGCTGTTCATCGGCACGAC